ATTTCATCTTTATGAATAGTGATGACCTTTTACAAAGATATAAATTTGTAGATTACTCTAACGGTAAAGAAGGTACAAAACAATTAAGAGGTGAACCTGTTATTGAAGATGTTGCTAGAATCATTAGTGATTTATTAGATGCACAAGAAGATGGTGATTTACCTAGAAACTTATGTTTCCTTTGGGATTCAGTTGGTTCTATTAATGGGTTTAAATCAGTTATGTCTAAATCTAATAATAATCAATGGAATGCTGGTTCAATGGAGACTGCGTTTAAATCTTTAACTAATCATAGAATACCAGCATCTAGAAAAATGGGTAAACCATACACGAACACATTTGCTGTTGTACAAAAGATTTGGTTAGACAATGAGAATAAGGTTATTAAACATAAGGGTGGTGAAGCATTCTTCTACTCACCTAGAGTTATTGTTCACTTTGGTGGAATCCTTTCTCATTCTACTGTTAAGTTAAAAGCAACTTCTGGAGGTGAAACATATCAATTTGGTATTGAGACAAAAGTTAGATGTGAGAAAAACCAAGTTAATGGTATTGAGGAACATGGAAAGTTAGCATCAACACCACACGGTTATTGGAACCCAGCTAAAATTGATAATTACAAAAAACAACACAAAGATTATATTTTAAAAAGGTTAAATACAACCCTTGATGATTTTGTAATTGAAAAAGAAGAGCAAGGGTTCGGTATGGATGACCTTGGAGAGTAAACTATTTTATTAACATTCTAATTAACATGAATGAAAAGAAGACCACCAAAAAACGGTAAGGTAACACAAGTAGAGAACATTTTAGTGGTAGACGGTAATGCCCTTTATAAAAGGGGTTTTATCGGTGCCAGAGATGAATACAATAGAAAAGGCCAACATATTGGTGGCATATATCAGTTTATTACGGTACTAAGAAAACAATTAAACGAAAATCTTTTTCATAGGGTTTTCGTTTTTTGGGATGGAGAATTCTCTGGTAAGTTAAGATGGGAGATATACAAAGACTACAAAAGTGGTAGGGGTAAAGATTACATAAATGGTACTAAACCAGAAGACTTAGAAGAGGTAGCTCAACGAGGTGTTGTATTTAATTACTTAGAAGAATTATATATTCGACAATTAGTTGATGAAAAAGTTGAAGCTGACGATTTTATTGCGTATATTTGTAAAACAAAAAAAGAAAATCAAAAAATCACTGTAGTTACTAGTGATAGAGATTTATGTCAATTAGTTAATGATGATATTAGAATGTACTTACTAGATTTAAAAACTTATGTTAATCATAAGAATTTTAATGATTACTTCAAATATCATTATGAAAACGTTGCGTTAGTTAAAATACTTACAGGGGATGTAAGTGATAGTATTAAAGGTATTAAACGTCTTGGTGAGGGAACCCTATTAAAATTATTCCCAGACATCGCTAAGAGAAAAATGGAATTATATGAGATAATTGAAGAAGCTAGAAAATTGCAAGACATTAGGTTAAGTGAGAAAAAGAAACCACTTGCTGTCTTAGACAACATCATCAATGGTACAACAGATGGTGTACAAGGAAATCGACTATATGAAATAAATAAAAAATTAGTCGATTTAAACAATCCTTTATTAACAGAAAATGCTATTAATAGTGTAAATGAGTTAATAGATAGTCCATTGAGTGACGATAGGAGTATAAAAAATGTTTACAAAATGCTTAAAGAAGATGGTATTGACATCTTATTAGGTGAGAGTAGATATGATGATTATCTTTTACCCTTTAAAAAATTAATAGAAAGGGAAAAGAAAAATAACGAAATTTTAAATTAATTTAATATGAAAAACTATAAAAATAAAAAAAAGAATTTCTGGGAAGATTTCAGATTTGAATTTGTGCTTTACATTAATAATGGTAAAAATAAAGATAGTAAGAAAAACATCATATGCCAAAGATTATTTGATGTCAAAGGATATAACGAAGATGCTATTAAATCTTTAGAAATTAAAGAACTTATGGATTCCATAGCTGGTATCCAAGTAGATTCAATAGGGTCTATGGGTATGATACCTAATCATTTTAAAGAACAATCAAAACAAGTTTGTTGGGATAACTATAACCCATATAGAATTAATAACACTGAAGATAAAAATTTGTTCGAAGATGAAGATATTTTTACTTTTGAGATAAAAGTTGATAAAAAAGTTGTATCTTCGATTCAGTTTTCTGGTAATTGGTTTCAAACGGATGTTAGATATGCTGTTAATATTCGTGAAATTATACCTAAAATTATTGAAGAAATTCAAGAATATTTTTCTAGAAAACAGTATACAACAACGTATGAGGGGTATGACTTAAAATTTGAGTTTCCAGCATATGATTTTGAGGTTAAGTAACATATTTATTAAATACAAGTTTTAAAAATGGGTAAAATAAGCAAAGACAATTTAGGGTATTTAGGTGTAGACTTTCAGCACAGACTTTTACAACAAATGTTGGTTGATAGAAGATTTGGTGAGTCGATAGTTGACATATTAAATCCGAATTATTTTGAAGATAGTTTCTTACGAGTTGTATGTGGTAAGATAGTAGACTTTTATGATGAATATGAGAATGTTCCAGACATAAGTAGTTTGGAGTCTATTATACTTAGCAATACTTCTGACGAGATTGAAAAGCAATTACAATTAGATAGGTATACTAAAATTAAAGATGCTGATTTAAGTAATGGACCACATGTTCAAGATACAGCAATGAAGTTCTGTAAACAACAAGAACTAAAAAAGTCTGTAAAAGAAATTAATGAGATAATTGAAAAGGGTGACCTTGAAGATTACATTAAATGTGAGGAGATACTTAAAAAAGCGTTAGAAGTTGGTGAAAACAAAGATGATGGTATTGATGTGTTCAATGATTTAGAACATGTTTTATCTGATGATTTTAGAAACCCAATCCCAACTGGTATTAATGGACTTGATTCATATATGGATGGTGGCCTATCTAAGGGTGAGTTAGCTGTAATCTTAGCGGCTTTTGGTGTTGGAAAGACTACTATGTTCACAAAGATAGCAAACCACGCTAAGAACGTAGGTCAGAATGTCCTACAAATATTCTTTGAGGATAACCCAAAAGTTATACAAAGAAAACACTTAACTTGTTGGGCTAATTTAGAACCAGATGTTGATATTACTCTTAATGATTTAGGACCTAATAAAAATTTGGTGTTTGAAGTAGCTAAACAAAGAGAAGAACAACCAGGGATTATAAAATTAAAAAAATTCCCTAGTGATGGTACAACTATACCTCACATTAAGCAATACATTAAAAAACTAATATCACAAGGGTTTAGACCAGACGTTGTTTTAGTTGATTACATTGATTGTGTCCAACCAACTAAAGCATTTAAAGATGAATACGCTGGTGAGGGTAATGTAATGAGACAATTCGAAACAATGTTAGCTGAATTTGACATAGCTGGGTGGACAGCAGTACAAGGTAACAGAAGTGCTATTAACGCAGAAACTGTTGATTCAACTATGATTGGTGGTTCAATAAAGAAAGGTCAGATTGGTCACTTTATTGTATCAATTGCTAAATCCCTAGAACAGAAAGAAAGTGGTCATGCTAATATGGCTATTTTAAAATCTAGATTCGGTAAGGATGGAATCGTTTTTGAAGATATCATTTTTGATAATGGTAGAATTAAAATAGATATTACTGAAGATGGTGAACAAGGTAAGACATTTCTTCAAACAGAAGAAGTTAAAGAGGTTAAATCCCAAGAAAGAGTTAATATGTTAAGAGATGCTATGCTTAAAAGAGGTGAAGCTACCAATCAAAACAATAATAATTAAAAATAAATTTAAAATTATGTATTTAAAAAATTCCGACACGGAAAAAAGATATTCTATTTTTCCAATTAAAAATCAAGACCTATGGGATGCTTATAAAGCAGCTGAAAAACAAACATGGGTGGCAGAAGAGGTTAATCTAGCACAAGATGATTATGATTCGTTAACAGATGATGAAAAATTCTATCTAAAGAATATATTAGCATTCTTTACAATATCAGATGGATTAGTTATTGACAATCTTTCAGATAATGTAATTGATAATGTTGATATCTCTGAAGCTAAATATTATTATAATCACCAGATGTTTATAGAACAAGTACATGCTAATGGTTATGCTTTATTAATTGACACTTATATTAAAGATGCTAAAGAAAAAGAAGAGCTATTTAATTCGATGATAACCAATCAAGCTGTTAAATCTAAAGCCTCTTGGGCTGAGTTCTGGTTAAACAATGGTACTTTCGTTGAAAAGTTAATTGCATT